AATAGAGGGAGTATACGATGCTCTAAGACACAATAGAAGACTAGTGATAAGCCCCACTGCCTCTGGCAAATCTTTGATGATTTACTCAATAGTTCGTTACTTCGCAGAGCAACAGAAAAGTACGCTGATAGTTGTTCCAACGACATCTCTGGTAGAGCAGATGCATAAGGACTTTGCTTCTTATGGATGGGATGCTGATTCATATTGTCAAAAGATATATGCTGGTAAAGAAAAAGCAGCAAGTAAACCAGTTGTTATTACTACTTGGCAATCTATCTATAAGTTACCTAAGACATATTTTGAAAACTTTGAAGTTGTAGTAGGAGATGAAGCACATCAATTTAAGTCAGCGTCGCTCGTAAAAATTATGACTAAGTTGCATCAAGCAAAGTATCGTTATGGTTTTACTGGTACACTAGATGGTACACAGACACATAAGTTAGTTCTAGAAGGATTGTTTGGTCCGTCATATAAGACGATTAAGACTCATGAGTTAATGGAGAAAGGATATCTTGCTAAATTAAATGCTAAGATTATTTTGTTACAACATAACCCTATATGCTTTGATACTTATGAGGAAGAGATTCAATATTTAATTAGTCATGAAAGAAGAAATAAATTTATTAAAAACCTAGCACTGGACTTGAAAGGTAATACTTTAATATTATATTCTAGGGTAGAAACCCACGGTGAAATCTTATACAATTCTATAAATAGTACTGACAGTCGTAAAGTCTTCTTCATCCACGGTGGTGTAGATGTTGAGAATCGTGAACTCTGTCGCTCTATAACTGAAAAGGAAAACAATGCAATTATCGTCGCTAGCTACGGTACTTTTAGTACTGGGATTAACATTAAGCGGTTGCACAACATCATCTTCGCAAGCCCCTCAAAGTCCAGAGTCCGTAATCTCCAATCAATTGGAAGGGTTCTTAGAAAAGGCAGAGGAAAAGTAAAAGCAGTATTATATGATATTGCAGATGATTGTTCAACAAATTCAAAAAGAAATTATACTCTTAATCATTTGATTGAGAGAATAAAAATTTATAATGAAGAGAACTTTAATTATGATCTTGTTAAAGTATCGTTGAAGGAGAAAAAATGAAACAAGAAGATTCACATTTCGTATTTAAATTAGTATCAGGGGAAGAAGTTATTGCTTTAACCACTATGGATGATAGTGGAATAGAACCATGCTTCTACTTAGCAGATGCATTAAAGGTTGAATTATCTCATAAAGGAAATCATACTATGGTTAGATTGCTTCCTTGGATCACAGTCGCCGAGGGAGAAATCCAGAAGATAGGATTTGATAAAATTATTACTATGACTGAACTAGATCCAGATCATGAAATGGTTCAAGCATATGAGCATTACAATTGGAATAGAAAAAATTCTAATGCAAATAGAGTAAAGATTAGTGAAAAGATGGGTTATATGGGTAGTGTAGAAGAGACTAAAATTTCATTAGAAAAAATATTTCATCTAGAACCTACTGGTATAAGTACTACGGTATAATAGATATAATGTTTCCTTGAACCCTCACAAGGGTAATTGTACACAAAATTGCCACTCGTGTCAAGCTGTGTTATAATACCTACAGATTAAACGATCTTATGCCAAGAAAAAGGTCAGACCACTATGTAAATAATAAAGAACTTCTTGAGGCAATGGTCGTCTACAGAAAGAAGGTTGCTATTGCAAAGGAAAAGGGTACAGATCCGCCTCCTATTAGTAACTATCTTGGAGAATGTTTTTTAAAGATTGCCACCCATTTGTCATATAAACCTAACTTTGTGAACTATATGTTCAGAGAGGATATGATCGGGGACGGCATCGAGAATTGTGTACAATACATTCATAACTTCGATCCTGCTAAGTCTAATAATCCTTTTGCATACTTTACACAGATAATCTATTATGCCTTCCTGAGACGCATACAGAAGGAGAAGAAGCAGTTAGAGATAAAGACCAAGATTATAGAACGCACTGGATACGATCAGGTTATGGTTGTAGAAGAGGGTGCAGGAGGTAGTTCGTCAGATTATAACACTATTAAAGATAACATACAGTATCGTAATTCAAATCGGTAATGGCTATTTACAATAATATAACGATCAGCATTGATCTAAATGAATTGGTTGCATGTAGAGCAGAGTTTCTCAAACAGAGTATGACTCCGAATCAAATTGATTATCTTGCATCCACCTTGAGGAAGACATTAACTTGGGATACTTTGTATGGTATGGTTGATGAGTCTATCTTACAGTTCTTTGATAATCATGAGCACCCAGAGATTTGGGATCCTCACTATGGTGAGATACAACCTGAACCTGGAAGGGAAGCTGAATTAACTAAATTGGAGAAGGAAGCAAAAGAAAGAAAGAAGGAGTTTGAGAAGAACTTTGAGATGGTTGATTTAGAAGGTGGGTCATGGACAATTCAAGTACCTAGGAGGAAGACATGAAATTAACACAAAAGATAATTGATGATTTAACTATTGCTCTAGCACATACTAAGAAGGATGGTACTGAGAATTGGAAGGATGGTGATGAGGTTGAAGTATGTCTTGGTGGTACATTTGCAAATGATAAGTTTATTAGTATATTAAATAGAACGAAGAACCCTGTTGTTTCAGCAGCACCCCACCCAAATTTCGATTATGAAAGAGGAACTTTTAAAGATGGTAAAGGAGAAGTGTTACCGTAAAGGTGATTACACACTCTCCTCAGGTAAGAAGTCTGAGCATTATGTCAATTGTAAACCTGTCACATTAACTGGGCGTGGGTTAACTCTGGCTGCTATGATGTTACTCGAACATGTGGAAACTACAGTAGTAGCAGGTCTTACTCTTGGTGCTGATCCTTTAGTATCAGGTGTAGCAGTTTGTTCTGCTTTAGATATGAGACTTGTGGATGGTCTTATAGTTCGTAAAGAACCTAAGGGTCATGGCACAGGTGCATGGATAGAGGGACCAGAGTTTCCAGAAGGAACTAAGGTAACTGTATTAGAAGATGTAACTACAACAGGTGGATCTGCTATTAAAGCAGTAGAGAAACTTCGTGATGCTGGTTATGTCGTTGAGCGTGTTGTAACCATCGTGGACAGGCAGGAAGGTGCTATAGAAGCGATGAAAGATGCAGACCTCGAACTTCGCAGACTATTTACTATTGATGATTTGGTATGAAAGTAGGAGTCATTACTGACCAACATTTTGGTATGAGGAAGGGCAGTCGTATCTTCCATGATTATTTTCAAAAATTTTATGAAGACATCTTTTTCCCCACATTGGAAAGGGAGGGCATCAAAACCCTCATCGATATGGGGGACACTTTTGATAATCGTAGGTCGATTGATCTATGGTCTTTGGAATGGGCTAAAAAGAATTACTTTGATCGTCTCCGTGATCTGGGAGTTACTATATACACGATTGTGGGTAATCACACTGCCTATTACAAAAATAGTAACTCAGTCAATTCAATTGAGTTATTATTACGAGAGTATAATAATATGGTTCTCGTTAGAGACTATGCGGAGTATACGATTGGTGACACAAAATGTCTTTTCATAGGTTGGATGAATGATGATAACAGAGCAAAGATAAAAAGAAAAATTAAATCAAGTAAAGCTAGAGCATGTTTTGGTCATCTGGAATTAAATGGTTACCAAGTCTATAAAGGATTTACTCAAGAGAATGGTGCTAGTGGAGATAAAGATATCTTTGATAAGTTTGATAAGGTATATACTGGACACTATCACACTAGATCTAATGATGGTAAAGTATATTACTTAGGTAATCCATATGAGATGTTCTGGAATGACTGTGAGGATAAGCGTGGGTTTACTATCTGGGATAGTGACACTCTTGAACATACCTCTATAGATAATCCACATAGAATGTTTTATAAGATCTATTATAATGATACACCTTATCAAACATTTAATACTAGTGAACTTGGTGGTAAGATAGTAAAGGTTATTGTAGACAAGAAGAGTAAACCAAAACAGTTTGAAAAATTTATTGATAAGATAAATCAAGCAGGTGTAGAAGATTTAAAAGTTATTGAGAATGTGGATTGGAATCATGGATATATTATGGGTGAGGATATAGATGAGAA